ACTCAAGTTATAGATTAGATAGATTTGCTTTTACTCAAGATGGTTTAAATCAATTAATAGAACTAATGAAAGAATGTACTGAATTAGGTAAGATTGATATTATGGAATTAATTGAAGAAAATAATTTAAAACTAATAGAAAATTAAAAATAGTCAGGTGGCGAAATGGTAGATGTATGTGTTTGGGTATGGTCGGCTAAAACACAAGGTAAATAACGAGTAATGTTAGACGTAACAAGAAAGTGTTCCCATACAGGTTCGAATCCTGTTCTGACTACAATTAAACAAAATAAGTTCTGTGAATATAGGTACAGAATAATTTAGATCCTCATTATTGAATAATGTGTATAAGCTTAGAGTGTTTAATTATCTCTAGACGTCAGAGTAAACCACTTAGGAAAATCCTAGGTGGTTTTTAATTTAAAAACAATCACAAAAACAAAGAAATTATGAACAGACTACTTGACAAGTATTGCAAAATGTTATATTTTTGCAAAGGTAAACCTACAATACTTAGTAAACTAAGTAATTGGGAATTAAATGGTATATTATTACACATTAACAAATATCCTCAAGGATTGCTTAATGGTTATCATAAAGAAGAATACATTAATGCTGTAAAATACATTATTAAATGTAGGGCCAATGTTAAAAATCATAAAGAAGTAATGATTGAAACTAGATTAGCTAACAAAGCATTAAGTAATGCTGAAACATTATCTAATGAATTATTAAACATGATGATTAAAACAGAAAAACAATATAAATTATATGCTAGAAAAAATTAAAAGAAAATCTATGTTGATTAGACCATCAGGTAGATCAACTGATTTTATTAGTCCAAGCTTTGGATATGGTTGTTTATATAATTGTGGATATTGCTATATGAAAAGACATAAACCTGAAGGTTTAGATGTAGCAACTAATACAATGGATATACTTACAGCAATTAATAATCATTGTGCTTTTGCTGATGTTGAAAAACCTAATCAAACACACAATGATTATATTACTTATGATATTTCATGTAATGAAGATTTTGCATTACATGCTAAACATCATGAGTGGCAAAAGATATTTGACTTCTTTAAACAACATCCTACAGCTATGGGTTCATTTGCTACTAAGTATGTGAACCCAAGTTTAACAGGTTATAATCCTAAAGGTAAGATTAGAATAAGATTTAGTCTAATGCCACAAATTATGTCTGATGAATTAGAACCTAACACATCTAAAATCATTGATAGAATCAAAGCTATTGATGCATTCATAGATGCAGGATATGATGTTCATATTAACTTTAGTCCTGTAATAGTTGCAGGTAATTGGTTAGAAGAATATGAATATTTATTCCACATGGTTAATGATTATGTTAGTTATAAAAATGTTGTTAAAGCTGAAGTAATATTTCTTACTCACAATGAAAATAAACATGTTTATAATATAGTTAATAACATTCCAGGTGAAGAAGAATATTTATGGGTTCCTACAATACAAGAAGACAAAGTATCTCAATATGGTGGTTTAAACATAAGATATAGACATGATTTAAAAAATGATTTTATAAAGTCTTTTGTAAAACTACATGATAAGATAATTCCTTGGAATACAATTAGATACATATTTTAAAATTAAAACAAAATGAATAAATTAACATTTGTAAAAGCATTATGGTCACCATTTAAACCATTTAAATTAAAATGGTATTGTGGTAAAACTTCAATAGGTACACCTTATTTTTATCCAAGAAGATGGATAAAAAATTTAGATAAACCTGGTTATAAAAAAGCAGTACCTAAAAAAATAGGATTTGATTTTGTAGAATTAGGATGGAAAACTAAATGGAGTGCTACTGATTATAGGTTTGAATGGTATCCATTATTATCATTTGTATTCTTTGGTTATCAATTAGCTGTAATTGTAGATGCACCACATTCTAGTAATTATTGGGAATCTTGGTTGTATTATGAAAGAAATACTGATAAAACTAAATCTAAAAAAGAAAGAATTGAACAATGTAAATTAGAGTTTTCTCAAAAATATACTTCACATTATTCAGATGGTAAAAAAGAAATAATAGATTATTATAAATTAATATTAAAAAAGAAATATTTATGGACACAATAATTTTATTACAAACAAAATGGTGGGATTCATTTAACTATGAATTGTATAAAAAGTATTTAGAAACTAAAATTAAATAATATGCAAAAGAAAAGACAATCTTTGTCAAATGCTATTAGACAGCATGCTAAATTACATGCTAAATACAAAGAATATTCTTTAAAAACTATTGAAGAATTAGAAGAAATGCTACCTATATTAGGTGGTGGTTACAAAGAAGTTTGTCTTTCAGTAATGAAAGAGAAATTTATAGAAGATTTAAAAAATAAACAAACTGAAGAATTACCTGAAGGAGGTGTAGAATGATAAATAAAGATAAAGTATTAGAAATTATATCTAAAGGAAGTCCCGGAGAATTAGAACAAATACAAGTTATTGTTAGATATATTTTTGATAAAACTAAACAAGACATATCTGATAGACCAATTAATCCTCCTCAAGATCAAGGCATGTTCTTTTTAATGATGCACATGTATCAAACAGCTAAACAATATTATCAAACTGATGGAAGGTAAATGGCAAAAAGTAATTTATGATGTTGAAGTTTATTCAAACTGTTTTCTTTGTGCTATTCAAGATGTGGATAGTAAAGAGAAAATAGTTTGGGAAATTTCAGATAGAATAAATGAATATGATAATGTTGTAGAATTTTTTAATAAATTCAATCAATATCTTATTTCATTTAATGGAATACATTATGATAACTGTATAATGTTGTATATTATCCACAATAAGTTAGATAATGTGGATAATTATCTACAAAAGCTTAAAGCATGGTCAGACTATATAATTCACAATGATTTTTGGTGGAATGACAAAGAATTAAGTAAATACAAATATCATAATAAATGGATAGACATAGATTTATTCTTATATTGGAGTAAAATGCTTAGATTAAGTAAAAAGTTAAGTCTTAAAGGTCTTGCTATTCAACTTAATTATCCTGTAGTACAGGAATTACCATTTGATCCTGCAATGAGCTTAAATCATGCTCAAATTGATGAATTAAGACACTATAATAGTGTACATGATTTAGGTATAACTGAATTACTATATAATTCAATGTTATCTGATGTCAAGTTAAGGCAATATATCAATGAAACATATAACTTAAAATGTTATAGTTGGGATGCACCTAAAATGGCATCTGAATTATTGTTACAAGAATATTGTAAAATAACTAAAAAAGATCCAAAGTATGTTAAATCACTTAAGTTTGAACATACTAATAAGTTAGAATTACCTGAAATTAATTTTAAAATGAAATGTTTTAGAGATTTATATGATGAAATGTCAGATTCTTTAAATGAATTTAGCAAAGAAATCATTATAATTAAAAACAATACTACATTAAAATTAACTTATGGTAAAGGTGGTTTACATTCAGTTAACAAGAATGAATCTTATTTTGAAGATGATGATAATTGTATAGTAACAAGTGATATAATTAGTTTATATCCAAATCTTATTATTAACTATAATCTTTTAAGACAACCTGAAGTATTAACTTTATATACTAATGTTAAATCTGATAGAATTAATGCTAAAAAAAATGGTGATAAATCTAAAGATGCTTTGTTAAAGTTAATTCTTAATTCAACTTCAGGTATGATTGACAATCAATATTCTTGGTTATATTATCCAGAAGGTGCAATGAAACTTAGATTGATGGGTCAATTAATTCTTACTATGGCAATAGAAAGATTGATACTAGCTGATTATCAAGTAATTAGTGCAAATACAGATGGTATAGAAGTTATTGTTCCTAAAGATAAAGTGTTAGAATATAAACAAATTATTGATCAAGTTGGTAAAGAATTTAACTTAGAGTTTGAGCATGATACTTATCAAAAGATTATTTATATGAATGTAAATAATTATTTAGCTGAAGGATCTAAACTTAAACAAAAAGGTTTATTTGTTGAAAAGCCCGAATTAGGTAATAGTGTAGATTATCTTATTATACCTAAAGCATTAAAAGCTTATTACATAGATAATGTACCTGTTAAACAATTTGTTGAATCACATACAAATATATTTGATTTCTGTTGTTCACAAAAAGTAGACAAGTCTTATCATGTTGAATGGACTTCACCTAATTTTATTAAATCTAAACAACAAAGATTAAATAGGTTTTATGCATCAACTAAAGGTGGTTATATTTACAAATGTAGACATGGTAAATCTAATCATTTATTAAAAGATTCAGGTGTAATGATTTACAACAATCATAATCCAGATGTATTTCCTGCAGATATTAATTACAAATTTTATATATCTCAAATTAACAAAATAATTAGAGTTATAAGTAATAAAAATCAACTTAATTTATTTTAATATGGAAATAAGAGTTGGAATAAAATATTTATCTAAATCAGGTAAAAGTGGTTGTGTATTTGAAGTTGAAAAAGGAAACATTAAAGTTTATTTTGATGATAACAAATCTGATGTAGGAAGTGATACTATTGAAATTTTTACTAAATATTTTAAAAAAGGAAGTTTTAAATTATTACATTATCCTTATAAAATAGGAGATTGGGTTTATGATATTAATGATGAATATACTAAAAGTCATAATACACCTAAAATTACTCAAATTACTAAAATAATTGATCAAAGTAATTATCCAAGATATTATGTTAACAATGAAAGTTCTGGAGTAAATGATGAGTATTTTCAAAAAGAATACAGACCTTGTTTTGATTATGAGATACCTGGTCAAAAGATTAAAAAAGAAAGTATGACTTATTTAATAAAATTTTTAAAAAAAAGAGGAATAATATAAACAATAAATATGGAAAAACAAATGCTTGATGTCCTAAATAAAACCTATGAAAATAGGATATTAAGGAAAAAAACTGTACCTTTATTCATGTCAAATCCAGGTATAGGTAAGACTACAATCATTAAAAATTTTGTAGAAGAAAAAGGTGTTAACATGGTTAAGATAACACTAAGTCAAAGAATGCCTAATGAGGTAGTAGGTATGGTTATGCCTGATGTAAAAAGTGGTAAATTATTAGTGTATGATAGTTATGAATTAAACTCTTTAAAAGATGGTGATATATTATTTTTTGACGAAGTATTTAATGGTACTCTAAAACAAACTTTAGATGCTGTATTAAACTTATTAGAAGATAGAATGTTACCTTCAGGTAAAAAGTTAGCTGATGTAATGATTGTTGCAGCAAGTAATCCTCAAGGATTAATTAACTTAACTCCTCAAATTAAAGAAAGATTTATTAAATATGATTTAAAATTTGATTCTGCAGAGTATCAAGTTTTAATGAAAGATAAATATGGTATGCCTAATAGTATTTCTTCTCATTTGTGTACATTAATTAATAAAGAGAAATTTGATAATGCCTCATGGGATTATGTAACTCCTAGAAGTGTTGAAAAAGCAATAAATCAAATTGGTTGTGACTTAGAAAGTCCTTATGGAGATTTGTTAATCCCTTATCTTAGTCAGAAAATAATATCTCCTACAGATATTAAATCTATTAATGTAAGTAAAGGAGATGAAGTTGAATATATAAATTTACTAAAACTAATAATAAAAAATGATAACAAAAATCACAAGTAAAAAAATAGAAATACCCCCAATATTTCTAATTGAAAATGAGGAAGATTTTAAAAATCTACCTAAGGGAATACCATACATCATAGGTACTCAAGCAGAATTAAAGTTTATAACTGTATTCTTAGAATTCCAAGTATTATACAAATCTTGTTTAAATACAGGTATACCAATTAAATGGTTAGATTGTTTAAGAAAGATTGGATATAGTAATGTTAGAAATTATGAACTACATTCTGGTGGATTCTATACTGATGGTGGTTCAGGGCAATATGCAATAAATGTAGATAACTTTGTTGAAGATCAATATTTTGTTGATTTTGATGAATTATCTAAATTAAAAATCTTACCAGTTTGGTTAGAAGATATTAAAGCTAGTATTGAAACTAACATCATTGATGAAGTTACTTTTGATCCTACAGCATTTAATAAACAATTAGGAATAAACATTGGCTATAGCAACATTAAACATAATATGAAGAATCTATTAATACTAGATATTTCATCATCTATGCCTCCATCAGTAGTATTAACTATTACTAATTTGGCTAAATTAATGTCTAAGAAATTCTATGCAGATGTAATCTTAACAGGTAGAAGAAGTTATTTAATAGATTATGATAATGTACCTAATACTGACATTGTAGGAGCTGTAAAGTCATATGGTGGAGGTAATGAAGGAGATATGTATTTAGAGATTATTAAAGAACACAAAGAATATAACACAGTTATTTCTTTTGGTGATAATGATGCTCCTTCATATTATGCTAAGAATGGAGATGTATGTAATTTTAAAGTTCAAACTTTACATTCATTACATACTGAAAAAACAAGTAACAATATTACTGGCTATGCTAGGTGTTTTGAACCTAAAAATACAAACATAGTGAGAAGTTGGATTAATACAATAAACAAATAAATATAAACCCTAAAACCCAAAAACCAAAAAATGGAATTTTTAACAGCAAAACAATTGGATTTGAATGCAGCAGGTTACTTAATCAGTAAAGACTCTAAGAAACCAGTAAATCATGAAGCTTTTGTTAAACAACAAAAAGCAGCAGAATACATTGTTAAATTAGCAGAAGCTATTAAAGACAAAAACTTTAAACCAGGTAAAGTAGATAACTTGTCAGCAATTAAAGCTGAAGTATTAGCAGCTATTAATGATACAGCTAAATCTTATGTAGCTATGCCTGCTAAACCAACTAGTAAAGTACAAGATGAATTAGTTAAATATGCATTAGATTTTGTTAATTATGAAAGTTCTAAAGTAGAAACTTCAAGAATTAATGAGATTATGAATGAGTATAACAAAATTGATGATGTAGAATCAGTTGGTGATTATTTCTCTGAAGGTGTAGTAAAATTAAATGCTATCTATAATATTAAAACTATTTTAGCAGCAGTTAATATTACAGCAGAAAAATTAAAATAATATAATAAATTAGGTATTAATTTGCCGGGACAGGGATTAATTAAATGTGATTAATGACCACAGCCTATTTATTTTAAAACAAACTAAATGAAAGAACAAATTGATAGTGCTATTGAAATATTAAAAAAACAAGAGATTAATGGATGTATTACAGGTTCATGTCTTTTAGATTACTTTGAAGGACAAGACATTGATTTATTTACTTATGACAAAGCTAGTTTTACAAAACTACTTTATTTTATGTATTATAATCCAATGTTTAATATCTTAGATCCTTTAGAAAAACATAAGTTTGATGAGTTTACTAATGAAGATAAATCATCTTTAGATTCATTAGGATTAATTACAATCAAATTTAAATATAATTTATGTGTAGATGTAAATGTTATATTTAAAAAGTTTAACAAAACTTGTTTTGATGTAGTTAGTAACTTTGACTTAGATATTATAACAACAGCTTATGATATTAAGACAGGTAAAACAATGACTTTAAGAGAATCTACAGGTAAAGAAGGTACATGGAATAAGTGGAATAGTACATTTTATAGATGTAATTTCTGGGGTACTAAACGTCTATTAAGACAGTTTGAAAGAGTAGTTAAATATACACAAAGAGGTTATGACTTAAGTTCTGTAACTGATAAGTATATTGAAATTATAGAAGAAATTATTTTGACTGATAATTTTTATAAATCAGAAAAAGGTAATAAGTATTTTGAAGATACTATTGAACAATTTGAAGTTGTACTAAAGATTCTTAAAGTTTGGAAAAGAGATCTAAGTATTACTCCAGAGCAATTACTAACATTAAAAACAATTATATAATGAAACATTTAACAATAAACAATTATAATGAAGCTGAGTTATTAGCAATACCTGTTCCAGCTAAGACTTTAAGTTATAGTCCTATTTCACATGGGGAAATAATAGAAGGTATTAAAGAGCAGTTAGATATTAAAGGTTTTAAAATTAAAACTACTAATTATCATGCTAATCATGAAGGTACTAAACTAATAGGTTACTATGGTATTGAACATAGTGATAGTGAGTTAGGTATTATGATGGCTTTTAGAAATAGTTATAATAAAACTATGTCTGCAGGTTTAGCAATAGGTGGACAAGTTTGGATTTGTTCAAATGGTATAGTGTCAGGAGATATTTCTTTAATTAGAAAACATACTGGTGCAGCTAGTTCCGTGGTTAAAAATAAAATTATAGATTCTATCAATGAATTTGATGTTTCATTTAACTCTATCATTGCTGATAGAAATTTAATGAAAGAAAGAGATATAACAAAAAAGACTTGTTCTGAATTGTTAGGTAGAATGTATATTGAAGAAAAAATGATAACATCTACTCAGTTAGATATTATCAAGAATGAATTATATTATTCAAAAGATTTTACAAATGATACTGTTTGGGATTTTTATAATAATATTACAGAAAGTTTAAAAACAAGTACTCTCAATAACTATTTAGGTGACCATGTTAAAGTACATAACTTTATAAAAAAAGAATTATTAACCTTAAAAACATTAGCGTAATGAGTGAAATAGATAACTTATTAAATGAATTAAGAAATATGAAAGCTGAGGCTAAAGCACATTTACTTAATAACAAAGAAACATGGAGTAAAATAGGAAACAAAGATTTATCTGGTTTAGGTTTTAACTCTGTTGATGAATTACAAGCATGGTTGCTTGAAAACCCTTATAGCAATATTTAATTATGAGAAAGTTTATAACAGATAATGATATTTCTTTTGAGCCAGGCTCAAGAAATAGTAGTGTAGTAACACTTATTGGATATGCTCAACATTTAGGATTAATGCAAGGGCAATTAGAAGATGAATTAGAACAAGAAATTCATGATGATTCATTTATTCAAGAAGAAATAGATAGACTTTGGGATTATTGCAAAGGTAGTAATTACAAAAAGTGGTGGTCAACTAAACAAGCTAAAGCTCAATATAAATTCTAATGAAATCATTTCTCTTAAAATCAAATGCTCCTATTGTAAAATGGTCTATGGTTCCAGATAATACATTTTTTGAAGGTTCTGTACCAGAAGGTTATGCGTTAGCAGTAGCACCATCAGATAATTATATTATACTAGATATTGATGTTAAGAATGATAAGAATGGTTATGAATTCATACCTGATAATATTTTATCTGAATTACAACAATCATTTATGTATAATACTAAATCAGGTGGAGCTCATTGTTGGCTTAATTATACAGGAGATAAGCAACTTTTAAATAAAGCTACTAAATATGGCTTAGATTTAAGAGTTGCTAAAGGTTCTTATGCAATGGGTTATGTTAAGTATCCACATAATGTAGATATTAGACAATGTATCCATTTAATTAAGGAAACTTCTTCTGATATGAATAATTGGCTAGAATCATTATTTCAAGGAGTAAAAGTAGATAATCAAATAAATAACAAATAAAACAAAAACAAATGGAAGATCAAGTAAACACAGTAACGGAAGTTACTTCAGTAGCAAAGACTACTACAGCTAAAGCAATCTCTAAAGTAGAATTAGCTTCAATGGTTGAATCAGGAACTAAGAAAGAAGCTATTGCAGCTCATTATGGTTTAAATACTGCTCAAACAACTAAGTTGTTAAAATCAGCAGGTTTAAAAATTCGTAAATTTCATGCACCGGCGTTTACCTTAGTAGACTAACATGAACAATATATCTACAAATGAGTTAATTGGACTAGGTCTAATATTAACTTACTTTTTATTAGATAGAATAATTCAAAAAGTAAAAAAATAATATGACTAGAGAAGATATTCAAAATAAAGTACTTTCTATGTTAATTAAAATAGATAGAGGTACAGCAGCACTTTCTGGTGGAACTGGAAAAACATTAATTGGTTTAAAGCATATGGATCATATGTTTGTTAAAGGAATAAATGATAAATTTTTAGTAGTTGCACCAAAAAGATCAATTTTTGAATCTTGGAAAGATGATGCTAAAAAATTTAATCTTGAATTTCTTCTTGAACATATTACTTTTTCCACTTATTTATCTTTAAATAAACAAGCTAATGATTATAATATGATTTATTTAGATGAATGTCATTCACTTAAATTAAGTCATAATGAATGGTTAAGTAAGTTTAAAGGTATAATAATTGGATTAACTGGAACTCCTCCTAAAGATGAAAAGTCTGAAAGAGGATTTATGGTAGATAAATATTGTCCTGTAATATATTCATATAATACAGATCAGGCAGTAGATCACTCTATATTAAATGATTATAGAGTAGTTGTACATTATGTACAATTAGATAAAGAAAAGAATGTTAAGGTTGTGAAACCTCAAGCTACTTGGATGACTAGCGAACATGCTATTTATACTTATTGGTCAGGAAGAGTAGAAAACTCACATGGTAAGATGAAACAAATTGCAGCTATACAACGCATGAAGGCAATGCAGGGATTTTTCACCAAAGAAGTTAAAGCCAAGAACCTGTTAGATAGTATAGGATTATACAGTAAATGTTTATGTTTTGCTAGTACCCAAGAACAGGCAGCAAGAATATGTCCTGTAACTTATCATTCTAATAATAAATTCTCTGAATCTAATTTAGAGAAATTTAAAGTTAGTACTGGTATGAATAATAAATTATGTGCAGTAGAACAACTATCAGAAGGTGTTAATATACCTAATCTAAAATTTGGAATTATCTTACACTCTTATGGCAATGAGAGAAAAGCTAGTCAAAAGATATTTAGATTTCTTAGATTAAATCCTGATGATTGTAGTACTATACACATACTTTGTTATAAGGATACAATTGATGAACAATGGGTTAAATCTGCATTAGAAGGATTTAACCAAGATAAAATAACATATTTATGATGGAGAAATTTAGTGTAGACTTAAGCAAATTATATACTAATAAACTGAAATTAGAAGAATGGTTTATTTTATATTGTTTAGTCAATAAAGAAGAAGAAATACTTGTAAAATACGTCCAAAGTTGTGGACCAATTGACACAGAAGTATTTTATAATTTAAGAAATTCTGGATTTATTGTATTGAAAGATGCATTAAATTGCACTTTTAATAGTATTATTGTGACTGAAATCACAAAAAACCTATTTAATGTGCAAGATAGTGCACTTTTTGATACATTATTCAGAGAATTGTTGTCTACTTATCCTAGTAGTGTTAAAAGAATTACTGGTGGTACAAGGAGATTGCATAATGATTTAGTAAGATGTAAAAAGTTATATAGATCTTGTCTAGTTAACGGTGAAAATATAAATATAGATTTACATAAGAAAATATTATTATGTGTTCAATTGTATTACAGAGAGCACTTAAAGGATAATAAACAAGAATTTATGCAATTATTAGCTACATTTCTTTCTCAACGAACTTTTGAGCAATATATTAATGAAGTTAGCAATATTAAAGTATTAACTAAAGATACAAAAAACTATGACGCAATTTAAAAAAAGAATAGCCCAAGGTCTTGCTGGTGAATATGAAGGATTAGCTAATGGATTTGATAGAATTAATGATTATATTTATAATACGCAAAGAAGTTGTTATACTTTAATAGGAGGACTTTCAGGAAGTTCTAAAACAACTCTTTGTGATTTTATAATATTAAATGGTATTCAAGATGCTAGAGCAAAAGGAATACCTTTAAATGTAACTTATTATTCTTGGGAAATTGATGAAATTTCTAAAAAAGCTAATTGGTTATCAATTATTATATATAATAAATATAAAAAAGTTATTTCTCCTCAATTAATAAAAGGAATGGGAAAACTAAGAATGAATTTAGAAGAACAAGAAATTGTAGATTCTGAATTACCTGAATTAGAAGAAATATTTTCACAAATAAAATGGCATTGGGTTCCTATAAATCCTACAGGATTATACCATGAGTGGTGGACAATAATGTCAACTAAAGGTACTTTTGTTAAAGAACCTTATATTGATGAAAATAATGAAACTAGAGAAAGAATTATTAGTTGGACTGCTAATAACAAAGAAGAATACAATATTGTAGTTTTAGATCATGCTAGTTTGTTAAAATTTGAAAGAGGATTTACTTTAAAACAAAATATGGATAAGATGTCTGAATATATTGTTGGTTGTAGAAATATGTTTAATATGACATTTTTTATAGTACAACAGTTTAATCAATCTCTTAGTAATATTGAACGAGTTAAATTTAGAGGAGTAGATCTTTCACCAGAACAAAATGACTTTCGTGATTCAGGTAACTTGTATATTGATGCAGATATAGTATTGGGTTTATTAAATCCTTATAAAATGCAACTAGAAACAAGTTTAACTTACAATATTAATGTTGAAGGTTTTCCTGGTAATTTACGTGGAAAGTATAGATTACTCAAAGCCATTAAAAACAGACTTGGTGCAGATAATATATCCATAGGATTATATACTAAACCTGAAGCTGGTTATTTTGAAGAATTACCTAGAGAAATGACAACAGAAGATTACACAATGTACTTAAACAAATAGAATGGGAAGAATTATTTTAGCTATCGGTAATCCTGGTAGTGGCAAATCTAGAGCCATATTAAATTTAGATGAGAATACAACTCTATTAGTTAAACCTAATAGAAAAGAGCTACCTTTTAAAGGTGGTGCTGTGAAATACAGTTCAGAAAAAGGTAATGTAGTAAATTGTTCTACATTTCCAGAGCTTAAAGTTATATTAACTAAAGCTAATGATGGTACAAAATTCAAAACAATTGTTGTTGAGGATTTTACTCACTTTTTAACTAACAGAGTTATGGCTGATGCCAAAATTAATGGGTTCTACTAAAATTGAAGCTCAGGATAAACCTATTTAACTGACTGGAAACTCCTTAGAGTCTTACACACTCCCTACAACAGTAATGATTGTAGTATAGTAAAAGAGGTAAGAATTGGACAATCAGCAGCCAAGCATCTTTATGAGATGAAGGTTCAACGACTATCGAAACACATATTTGTGAAAATATGAATGGAGTAGAGTAGATAAATTTTAGTCGAAAATTTGTCGAAAAGGTAGGTTATTATCTTATCTTTGTAATAAAATAAATAATATGAAAAAAATTAATAATAAATTAACAAAAGAATATCGAGCTTGGAAAGCAATGAAAGCTAGATGTTATTCTAATTGTCATAAAGATAAAAATTATCAATTGAATAATATTCAAGTTTGTGATAGATGGAAAAATTCTTTTGAAAACTTTTTACAAGATGTGGGAATATCTCCTGAAAATCATTCTTTAGATAGAATTGATAATCTAGGTAATTATGAACCAAATAATTGTAAATGGGCAACAGCTAAAGAACAAACTTCTAATAGAAGTGATTTTAATTTAAAATACACTTATAACGGAGAAACAAAAATACTTTCTGAATGGGCTGAATTATATAATTTAGATTATAATAATTTACATAAAAGAATATTTAGAAGTAATATGTGCTTTGAAGAAGCTATTGTTTATGACAATTTAAAATTAATTTTTTATAAAGAAGAATTTAAAACTGCTCAAGAATGGAGTAAGTTATTAAATATACCTTTAAGTATTATTTATGATAGAAAATCAAGAGGTTGGACATCTGAAAGAATGTTTGAACAACCTATTGGAGCAAAGAAAAATGTAATAAAAGATATAGTCTAACACATAATGAAAGTTATGTGACACTTGTTCAAAAGTGGTCAGATTTAGCAGTTGACGTATTTCAAGGCTTGATTAAGATGGAAGAAAAGTTACGTGATGATTTAAATGTGATAGTGATAGGACATACTGAAAGAAGTACTAATATGAATGGTGATACAGAAATTACTTTACAAACTGTAGGTAAATTATTGGATAACCAGATTAAGATTCCTTCTTACTTTACTTATGTCTTACATGCTGATGTAAAAGAAGTGAATGGAAAGATGGAATATTCATTTTTAACTAATTATGATGGCTTAAGACTTGCTAAATCACCAGAAGGTTGTTTAGATAAGTTTGAACCAAATGATTATATGTTAATCTTGGATAAAATAGCAAAATATCAATTAGGAGAGTAATTTCTTTTAAATTTAAATTATTAATTATAAAAACAAAAATTATGTTCAATTTTGAAAATGCAGAAGTATCTAAAGGTAATTACAAAGAAACTATTAAACCAGGAATTAGTGTAGTTAAAACTACATCAATTACTACAGGTCTTAGTTCACAAAAACAAACTCCTTACTTAGAGTTTGTAGTAGAAGATTCACATGGTGCTGAATTAAAACAACAGTATTATTTAAGTACTGTAGTTAATCCTGGTAAACAAAAGTCTGCTTGGGATATTTCTAAGAATGCAATTTTAGCATTAGTTGCTGCATCTAATAATTTTGATGAAGCTACAGCTAAAACTAAAATGCCTAATGCTAAATCTGCTGAAGAATTAGCTCAGAAGTTAGCTATCTTATTAACAGGTAAAGAATTCAGATTAAAAATTACTGGTGAAGAAAAGATTTCTCAAAAAGGTACTAAGTATGTAGCTTCTTCATTTGGTAATGGTGTATTTTGTGAGTCTAAATCAGTTTCTGAAGCAGATTCTAAATTATTCTTTAGTGCTGATAAAAATGTTAAAAAGTTAGCTATTGAACCAGCAAATACTGCAGATGCTCAATCAGCATTCTCTAGTCCTGCTGATGATTCAGTTACATTTTAATTTGTCACATATTTAGTATATATTTGTTACAATAAAACAACAAAACTCCTTAACCCTGTAAGGTTAGGGAGTTTTTTAATTTAAATTTATGTTCAACTTTGATAGTGCAAGTTTACAGATAACAAAAGATAAAATACTTAAGTATATTACAGAGTTACAGATATTAGAAAGATATTGTAGTAATTATAAAACAATAGATTCTAGTTTTAAATCAGAATTCTATAATGATAGAAATGCCAGTTGTAGAATAGTAATTAGTGCATCAGGAATACCTTATTATAAAGATTTTGGTAATGGAGATTATTTTCTAGCATTTGATTATGTAAGTAGAAAGTATGGATCTAATTATCATGAAACTTGTAATATTATTGCTAATGATTTTGGGTTAAAAAATAGTAACTTTAAAGTTACTCCTCAATTACTATTAATTAATGATGCTCTTAAATTAGTTAAAATTAAATCTAATATTCAAGTAGTCGTAAGACCATTTAACATGTTAGATTATCACTATTGGAATCAATATCATATTTCACTAGCAACTTTACAATTATTTAATGTCAAAGCTTGTAAGAATGTTTATTTAGTTAAAGGAGATAAGCATTATGTATTTAATCATAAAAATGATAATCCTTTATATTCTTATAAGTTCTTTAAAAATAATACAGAATATCTTAAAATCTATAGTCCTTATTCAAATACTAAAGAAGGTAAATGGTTAAGTAATGTAGGTGCAGATTGTTTACAAGGTTATGATCAATTACCTGAAACTGGAGATACATTGTTTATAACTAAATCACTTAAAGATGTAATGACTTTTTATGAACTTGGATATTCAGCAGTAGGTTTACAGGCAGAAACTAATAAGTTAAGTAAAAAATCTTACAATGAGTTGGTTAAAAGATTTAAAAGAGTTATCTTAGTGCTTGATAATGATGATCAAGGACATACATCTACTGGTGATTTTTTATTAGAATATGATATAGAATTTTTCTTTATTCCTGATGAAAAAGATATAAGTGATTACATTAAAAAATATAGCTATAAAAAAGCTTTTAACTTAATTAAAAAGAAACTAAAATGATAAATTTAAACTGGCAACAATTTGTTGAAAAGTATTCTCCAATAAAGAATACATTTGTAAAAGATGCTGCATGTGATGGACACTTGTTTCAAGAAACTAATCACTTAAAAGACATACCTAAAAATAAAATATGGACACTATTAGACAATAATGATGGTGAAGATATGTTTATTGCTAATGGGTTATGGTTTATTAATGCATTAGGATATATAGTAGCAAGAGAAGAATATGCTTTAGAAGAAAAAACTGAAGTAAGATTAGAAGATGGATATGAAATAAAAGAATAATTATGGAAATAATAAAAGTAAGTTTTGATCCAACAGAAATTTGGAATCATGAAGATTTTAGACAATTAATTAAAGCAATTAATGAAAATGATTATTCACATTTAGGATTTGAATATGAATTATGGATTATTACTACAAATGATAGTCTTGCTTATATTAATGCCTTAGCTACACAACTTGATATTCCATCAGAAAGAGTTCAAATGTGTTTAAATGACTCTACTAAAGTAGGTATTATAATATTAAATAGTGACATTCATTTTGATAATGATCAAGTTATTATTAATACGTTAAGACCTAATACTACACTTAATCCTGTAGGTATTTTAGTAGATAGAAAAATAGATTATCCAGGTATGGGACTTAAGTATATTAAGAACTTAGATACTTGGACAATGGCAATTATGAGAGAGAGGAATGGTGATGAGAAGAAAATTTGTTAAGAAAACTAAAGTTTCTACAAAACCAAAGAAAAAAGCAGTTCCTCACGGAGTTCCAACTGTACATGATGGTGTTCAACTAAGATCTGGATTAGAGAAAGTATGTTATCAAGCTTTACAGAAAGCCGGTATAACAGACTTTAATTATGAAGATGATGTATTTGAACTACAATCTAAATTTACTGCTTCAGGAATAAGTTATCAGCTTTATAAACGTATGATGACTTATGATGAAGCTAAAGCAGAAGGAATAAATGCTAGATTTAAAGATAAAAATAAAGCTAAGTATGTTTATCAATTTGGAGAAGTTACTAATAATTTAAGAGCAATCACTATTAAACCTGATTTTAGTTGTTTAAACAAAGACACTAAAACTGGTTGGATTATAGAAACTAAGGGAGAATATGTCAATGAATATCTTTTAAAGCTTAGGTTGTTTAAATATTGGTGGACTATGAATGGATGGACTATAGATTACTTTGCTCCTAATAACTTAACTAATGTAAACAAATGTATTAAATTAATTAAAGAAAAATATTATGGATTATAGAGATAAATTTAAAAAAATAAAAAGTGTCTACTTTATTACAATGTGTATTTGTAGTGTATTATTAGGTTGGAATATTGGTAAATTAATTTTTTCAGATAATTTAAAACCTAAGTTAATACCTAAACCTATTAATTATGCAGATACCGTTAGAATAGAAGGTTTCAGTGAAAACAATTTGATAAAATTTATGATGCTTATTGAAATACAATATCCTGAAATTGTATTAGCTCAAGCTAAATTAGAATCTGGTAATTTTACATCTGAAAGATTTAAAAAATATAATGCTTTATTTGGTTTCCAAACATCAGATACAAATATTATAAAATATAAATCTTGGAAAGAGTCAGTTATTCATTATAAAACTTGGCAAATGAAAAGACTTAAAAGTAATGAAAATTATTATGACTTTTTAATTAGAATAAAGTATGCCACAGATAGTAATTATATTAATAAATTAAAACAATTTTAAAATGCCTAAAGTAGATTATAAAGACCTTGAAGAGGTTACAAAGTTTTTAGATAAGATTAGTTTAAGAGCTATGTCAATTAGAGAAGTTAATTTAAGAATTAATAAATCTAAAGAATTATCTAAAATGATTAAAGATAAATACACTGAAATAAAAGCTGACTATGATAGGACTGATTGATGCAGATCATATACCATACATTGTATGTTATAATAAAGTAAGTGAACCAGATAAATCTTTAGAAGAAGCTATTAGTAATGCTAATAACTATCTTCAAGGATTAATTAATGGTTCAAATGTGGATGAATTTATATTATTTTTTACCATTGGTAAAAATTTTAGATATGACATTTATCCTGAATATAAAGCTAATAGAAAAAACAATGAAAAACCACCTTTCTTTAATGAAGTAAGAGAATACTTAGTTAAAGAATATAATGGTATTCATGGTTATAATCTAGAAGCAGATGATATACTTAATATTTATAAAAATAAGTATATTGCAGAACAAATAAGTTATATTGTAATATCTACTGACAAAGATATTAATAATTTATTTGGATTAAATTACGATATAAAAAATAATGTTGCAAAATTAGTGGATACAGAATTTGCAGAACAATATTTTTGGGGATCTGTAATTACAGGTGATACTGCAGATAATATAAAAGGTGTTCCTGGTAAAGGTCCAGCTTTTATTAAAAAGTTGTGGGAAGAATGTAAAGAAATAAATTTATTTAAAAGTAAAGTAATTTGTGAATACATAAATTATTTTGGAGAAGAAGTAGGAATTGATGAATTCTATAAAAACTATAAGTGCCTAAAAATTAAAGACTCTTACGAAGGTATTGAGTTTGTTAATCCTATAAAAAGCACAGAAGTTTATGCAAGAACGCTTGGAGTGGTTGGAAAATAATGGTTATATTAATAATAATATAATTAAAAATACTAAAACTACAACATTTTTAATGCCTTTAATAGGTATTTCAGAATTGAGTATTGAACATCTTAATCTTAAGTTGTTAATAAATGCTCATATTAAAAGTAAAGAAGATAAATTAATTTATGTAATTTTGAATAAGTTAGACTTTCCTGAACAAGCTAATGATTATGTAATTATTCAGAATTTAAATGAACACTTTGTTGAATATATTGACGAAGAACAAGAATACATATTAATTTATAAAATACCTGAACACTTTTATGATGATTATGATAAAATACTAGATGGACAATATTCTAAAACTAGTATTCATTATAAAGAAATCATGATTAGAGTTTATGGTATACAAACAAATAGAGATAATTATTTATCTACAGTTCATGATGTATTATATCCTACAATTATTAAAAGAGAGCAATATGCTGTATTTTTAAATGTAGATGTAAAGTTAATTCAAGAAGTATGTAGTAAACCTAAATTACCTTATGAAACATATAAAACTATAAAACAATTAAAAGAAAATTATGGAATATAAAGAAAGAGTAGACCAAATTGTTGAATCTAGTAATCAAAGAACAGAAAGAATGTTTCCAATATTGAATAAAATAGATAGGATTTGGAATCACCATTCAGATTTACAATTTTGTGAATTGGTTAAATTAATTGTGTTAGATAGTACTGACTTAGAATTTACTAAAAAATTAGATGAATATATAGATGACAACGGAATTAAATAATTATACAATAGATGATTTTATTAAATTAGAACCTGTAATTTTTGAATATTGTGTAAACTTAACACAAAAGAAAACCTCCACTTTTTGGTATAGGGATTTAGCTGATGCTAAAGACCTATATCAAGAGGCTTTCTTATATGTACATGATACTTATTTTAATAAGCCAAAAGAACCAACATATAAAGGTAGATTTATTCAGATGATGAAAAATGCTACATATTGGGCTTATCATCAAAGAATTACTAAAGCAAATTCAAGAATTTACAGAAGTTTGAATAGAATTGATGATTCACCTAAAGATTTATTTTTATTTGAACAATCAAGTTATGAATCAGGTAAAACATACTTGAATTTTAAAGATAGTATTGACTATCAATATTACACTAAATCATTAGATCCAATAGAATTAAAAGCAGTAGAATTGTATTTACAAGGATACCCTATTAAAGAAATTGATGAAATGTGTAATAAGCGTAGAGGATTTTTTGAATATCTTATGAGATCTAAAGTAGCTAAAATTGCAAAAAAAGATGTTGTTAAGCCACCTAAACCTGTTAGAAAAATAGTTGAAAAGAAAATGAAACTAATAGAAGATGATGTTGCTTTTCTTAAAGCTAAAGTTAAAGATTATGATAAAATTTTTACATCTAAAAGAATAAATGAAAAGAATATTAAATTATATTCATTATATTTGCAAGGTATTAGTCTTATAAATATAGGTAAAATATTTAAAAGATCTAAACATCAAGTTGCTGTAGAAATTTTTAGAATTAAACAAAAAATTAAAAAACATGGTACTGGAGAATAAAAAAGAATTAATTCCTTTAGAAGAAAAAATTGAACATATTAAAGAAACACTTAAATTTGATAATGGTAAACCTTGTATAAGTGATTTACCACAATTAAGTTTAATGTCAGTAGCTAAAGTGTTTAATTATGGAGCTATAAAATATAGTAAATTTAACTACTCCCATGGCACGGAGTGGTTAAGATACTATGATGCTGCTCAAAGACATATGTATGCTTGGATGACTTGTGAAGATATAGATGAATCTAAACACCATCATTTAGATCATGCAATAGCTAGTCTTATGATGTTAAGAGAAAATATCCACCTTGATAAAGGTGTTGATAATAGAAATCCAATTTATAAAACATATGACGCTAAATAAAATACAAAAACCAATTTATGATTGGTTATTATCTAAAACTGGTTATCTTAAATGTAGTCCTAAAGTAGTTGCTAAGAATTATCCTAAAAAAGTAGATATTAAGCACATAATTATTGCATTAGAACAAGCTAGGATTGAATTTAAAAATAAAGAGTCTACTAAATCTATAGTTAAAAAAGTGTTAACTTTTAAGATAACTAAACCTAAAAATATTAATATTCAAATATCAAATTTTGATATTAATAACATTTTAGTAATTGGTGATACTCATTATCCATTTATGAGAGAAGGTTACTTAGAACACTTAATGAAGTGTAGAAAAGACTATAGTTGTGGAACAATAATTCATATTGGAGATGTTGTAGATAATGCATACTCATCATTTCATGAAACTAACCCTGATGGACATAGTGCAGGAGATGAATTAGAACATGCTGTTGATCAACTTCAAGCTATGTATAAAGAATTTCCAAAAGTTAAAGTGTGTCTTGGTAATCATGATCTTATTATTAATCGTAAAGCATTTAGTTCTGGACTATCTAAAAGATGGATTAAAGGATTAGAAGATGTTTTAGAAGTTCCAGGTTGGAATTTTGATATTGAGCATGTAGAACATAATGTATTGTTTACACATGGAACAGGTACTTCAGGTCAAAATGCAGCTTATAACAAAGCTTTAAATAGAAGAATGTCTGTAGTTCAAGGTCATCTTCATTCAGAATCTAATGTACGTTATAATGTATCTAAAAATGATATAATTTATGGTATGCAAGTAGGTTGTGGTGTAGATGATAGAAAATATGCATTTGACTATGCTAAAGCAAATCCTAGAAAATTTATTGTTTCTTGTGGAGTAATACTTAATAAAGGAAAGTTACCAATTTTATTACCAATGGATTTGTAAAACATTGTACCAACAACCTCTGAATATGTTTAAAGTTGAGTGCCTTAGATGCAACTCGAGTGCAGGTCTAAGTAGCTATATAAGATTAGTATCACCACATTTGTATCCCTTGATAGAGATGTCTAGTGCTTATATAAAATCCCAAGCTAAAGTCGGGGATTATTTAATAAAATTTTAATTAAAAAAATATGAGTGGAGGACATTTTGAATACCAGCAACATAGAATCA